CCCGCCGCCTACTATGTGCACATCTGGCACCGCGTGGCCTGAGAAAGGAGGTTTTAAATCATGAAAATCATTGACGAGACCGGCGCGGCCGTAGAAAACCCGGACTTGCCCCTTGGGTATCTGACCACCAGCACCGAAGAGATCACCCACCCCGCCGTAGAGGGCGTGGAGGAGCAGTGGCACTGGGAGACTGTGACCGAATATCCCAACGGTGGCAAAGACGTGCAGAAAATCGTTGACCGCCCTGGCGTGCAGGCGCAGGAGGAATGGGTGGAGCAGGTGCCCATCCAGAAGTACATCCGCTACACCGCCGAAGAGCTGGCTGCGCAGGAGGAAGAGCGCAAAAAGGCCGAAGCCCGGGAGAAGCTGCCGGAGCGTGTAGACGCGCTGGAAACCGCAAACGACGATATTATTTTGATGATGGCTGATTTGATTGGAGGCTAACTTTTATGAAAACCCTGAACGCACTCAAACTTCGCATTATGACCCGCGCTTTCAAAATCCGCATTGCCGCTGGTGAAGTCTTTGAAGACATCGCCGCCGACTACCCGTCCCTGACCACGGACGATCTGGAAGCCATCAAGGCAGAGCTGGAGAAGTAAAGGAGTAAGCGATGGAAAAGACCATCATGGACGTGAGCCGCCATCAGGGCGTCATCGACTGGGCAAAGGTCAAGGCGTCCGGCAAAATCGGCGGCGTCATGATCCGCGCTATGGGCAACAGCGGGGCGGGCAAGGCCAGCAAGCCGTACCTCGACCCCTATTTCGCCCGCAACTACGCCGAGTGCACCCGCGTAGGGCTGCCGGTGGGCGTGTATGGCTACTTCAAGGCCACCACCAAGGCACAGGCCGACAAGGAGCTGGCCTATTTCAAGAAGCTGCTCACCGGCAGGAGCTTTGAGCTGCCTGTGGCGGTGGATATTGAGGACGAGGTGCAGAAGCCGCTGGGCAAGGCTGCACTGACCGACCTGACGGCTCACATGCTGAGCACGGTGGAAAGCTGGGGCGTGTACGCTCTGCTCTACACCGGCCTGTGGTTCGGCAGTACCTTCCTCTACATGGGCGGTGCAGAGCTGAAGCCCTACGACGTGTGGCTGGCCGCCTACCGCACGAGGAAGCCCGCGCCCGGCTGGCCCTTCGGCATGTGGCAGTACACCAGCGCTGCCCGCGTGCCTGGCGTGAGCACCAACGTGGACATGAGCCACGCATACAAGGACTATGCGGGCATCATCCAGCGGGCTGGGCTGGGCAAAGTGAAAGGAGCATAAGCGATGAGCAAGAAGCTTTTTATCAGCCAGCCCATGAACGGCCTATCGGACGAGCAGGTGTTGCAGGAGCGTGATGCCGCAATCAGCAAGGCAAAGGCCCTGCTGGGCGAAGATGTGGCTCCGCTAGAAACCTTCTTTGACGATTTCGGACCGGCAGCAAAGCCGCTGGACTATCTGGCCCGGAGCATCGAGTTCCTTGCAAAGGCCGATGTGGCAATTTTCGCACCGGGCTGGCAGAATGCCCGCGGCTGCCGTATCGAACACCAGTGCGCAGAGGATTACGGCATCCCGGTGATGGAGGTGTGAGAACGTGAAAGATTATTTTTGCATGGCCGTGGGCGCGTTGGGCGCTGCGTTTGCTAGCCTGTTCGGCGGGTGGGACGCAGCGCTGCAGACGCTCATCATCTTTATGGCAATTGACTACATCACCGGACTGATCGTGGCGGGCGTGTTCCACGCCAGCCCCAAGACCAAAAGCGGTACGCTGGAAAGCCGGGCAGGCTGGAAGGGCCTGTGCCGCAAGGGCGAAACACTGCTGATCGTGCTGGTAGCCTGCCGTTTGGATGCCGTGATGGGTTCCACCTTTGTACGGGATGCCGTTGTGATCGGCTTTATCTGCAACGAGACCATTTCCATCATCGAAAACGCGGGCCTGATGGGGCTGCCGATCCCGGCAGTGATCACTAAGGCCGTGGACATTTTAAAGCAGCGCTCGGAAACCGAGCAGAAAGGATAAGCTCTTATGAATGAATTTCTGAAAGTCGCTCTTACTGCCTGCATCCCCGCAATGACCGTTATCTTTGGCTGGGGCCTGAACAAAGGTGTCAGCATTGCAAACGGCTACATCAACAACAAGTTTGCGCAGACCTGTCTCCAGAATGCCGCCAACGCGGTGTTCAACGCCGTCCAGTACGTCAACCAGACCTACGTTGATGCCCTGAAGGAGCAGGACAAGTTCGACGAGGCTGCCCAGCGCATCGCCTACAGCCGCGCACTGGCCGCTGCGAAGAAAGCCCTGACGCAGGAGACCATCACCTTCATTAAGGAGACCTTTGGCGACCTCGACAGCTACCTGAAGCCGATGATCGAAGCTCAGGTGCGCAGCCAGAAAACCTATATGTGACGTTTTCGTGGCATCACGAAAATGTTAACGCCAACAAAGTCATAGTATAGCAGTAGCCCTTCAGGCAGACCAGACCTACGACAAGCTAAAGGCGCAGGGGAAGTATACACAGCGATACAGAGCACGAAAATAATCTGATGCTGTGTGCCATTTTGCGCCACTTTTTGCGCCACTGATTTAGGGAAGTTATGGTAAAATAAGGGTAATTAAGGCGCTTTTTTCTAAAAACCGAAGGACGGCTACAAAAAGAGAAATCCCCAAAAAGCTAGGCACAAAGCCACTTTTTGGGGATTTCTCTTTGGAGCTACTGACCTGATTCGAACAGGCGACCTGCTCATTACGAGTGAGCTGCTCTACCAGCTGAGCCACAGTAGCACACAGGCCTGATAACGAAAAATATTTTATCATACTTCCGGAATACTGTCAAGGCCGGATTTTTGCGCCTGCAATGGTGCGAAAGATGCATTTGATAAAATAAAACTGCCCTTCGAGAAAAACTCAAAGAGCAGCCATGGCATAAAGTGAAAAATTACTTGAACAGCTTGCGGCCGACCCAGATGCAGACGCAGGCACCCACAACGGACACGAGGATCTCGCCCACGATGCCGGTAGCGCTCAGGCCGATCAGGCCGAACAGGATGCTGCCCACAAAGCCGCCCAGAATGCCCAGCACAATGTTGCGCAGGGTGGAAGTTTCGCTGCCCATGATGCGGCCCGCAATGTAACCGGCCAGTGCACCGATCAGCAGACTGAAGATGAAACCGAACATATCAATACCTCCTGAAATTTATGATCCTGCCGTCTGCGTACCGGATCGCTCCTGCGCATAGCGGCAGATAGCCTTCAAACAACAGTGTTCGCATTCCGGTTTGCGCGCATTGCATACAGCCCGGCCATGCATCACAAAACGATGGCACAGATCGCTGCCTTCCTCGGGCGGGATGATCTTCCACAGGGCCATTTCTACTTTCTGCGGCTCCTTGATGCCGTCCACAAGGCCGATCCTGTTGCACAGCCGGATGCAGTGAGTGTCTGTCACAATGGCTGGCTTGCCGAACACATCGCCCATAATGAGGTTTGCGCTCTTGCGGCCCACGCCGGGCAGAGCCAACAGTTCTTCAAAAGTGGCGGGGACCTGACAATCGTATTTGTCCCGCAGCATCCGCATACAGGCGGAGATATCCCGCGCTTTGGAGTGCCCAAGGCCGCAGGGCTTCACAATGGCTTCGATGTCCTCCGGTTCTGCGGCAGCCAGTGCGGCTACACTGGGGTACTTGGCGAACAGGTCCTCGACCACGATATTCACGCGGGCATCCGTACACTGCGCGGCCAGCCGGACACTGACAAGCAGCTGCCATGCATGGGCGTAGTCCAAGGTGCATCCGGCATCCGGATACTCTTTTTTCAGACGGTCAATGACCTCCAATGCCAGAGCCTTCCTGGCGGTAAGATCCTCCGGCACTTTTTGGCGAACAGACATTGTTCCAACTCCTTTGACAAAAAGCTAAGATGATAATACCATGTTTTGCATTTTTTGTAAACTGCAGCGGGGGATTATCTGAGAATGATTTTCAGATAAAGTATTGCTCTCGCCGCATAAATGCGATATACTATAGAAAAATACCGGGTTCTTTGCCCGGTATGGGAGGAGGGAACACGATGAACGAACCATTGGCACAGCGCCTGCGGCCCAAAACTCTGGCAGACGTCTGCGGCCAGCAGCATCTGCTGGCACCGGACAGGGTGTTCCGCCGTACCATCGAAAGCGGACGTATCCCCAATATGATCTTCTATGGCCCATCCGGCACGGGCAAGACCACCGTGGCCCGCATCATTGCAGAAAACAGCGGTATGACGCTGCACAAGCTGAACGGCACATCCTGCGGCACAGGGGACATCAAGGCGGTGCTCAAGGACATCGGTACGCTGGCGGGAGCGGGCGGCATCCTGCTGTATCTGGACGAGATCCAGTATCTGAACAAAAAGCAGCAGCAGAGCCTGCTGGAATGCATTGAGGACGGCTCGGTGACGCTGATTGCATCCACCACCGAAAATCCGTACTTCTACATTTATAATGCGCTGCTGTCCCGGTGCACGGTGTTCGAGTTCAAGGCTCTGTCTGCAGCGGATGTGGAGCGCGGTCTGCACAATGCGGTGAAGAAGCTCTCGGGAGACGGGGAACCGGAGCTTGATATGGACGAGGATGCCTGTGCCTACCTTGCAGAGAGCGCAGGCGGCGATCTGCGCAAAGCACTGGGCTGTCTGGATTTTGCGGTAACGGCGGCACCCATCGAGGACGGAAAAAAGCACATCACGCTGGAAATGATCCGGCAGGTCACCCGCCGCACAGCCATGCGCTATGACCGGGAGGGCGACGACCACTATGATATCGTGTCAGCCTACCAGAAGTCCATGCGGGGCTCTGACCCGGATGCGGCTCTGCACTATCTGGCCCGTCTGCTGGAAGCAGGCGACCTGCCCTCGGCCTGCCGCCGTCTGATGGTGTGCGCCTGTGAGGATGTGGGCCTTGCCTACCCGCAGATCATCCCCATCGTGAAGGCAGCGGTGGATGCCGCCAATATGGTGGGCCTGCCGGAGGCGCGGCTTCCGCTGGCAGACGCCGTTGTTCTGGTGGCCACCAGTCCCAAATCCAACAGTGCTCACGATGCCATCAATGCAGCCATTGCGGATGTGCAGGCGGGCCGTACCGGGCCGATCCCGCGCCAGCTGCAGAACAAACACTATGATGGTGAGGATGCACTGGTGAAGGGCCAGAATTACAAATACGCCCACGACTACGATCATCACTGGGTGGCACAGCAATACCTGCCGGATGCGATCAAAGACGTGAAATACTACACCTTTGGCGACAACAAAAATGAGCAGGCTGCCCGGGCCTACTGGGCAAAGATCAAGGGCGAAGAGAACGTCTGAACAAGACCTTTTGTATGAGGAGAAAGCAAATGGAAATCAACTTTCCGAATAAAGGCTTCCCCCGGTCGGGGGAAGCTGTCACCGAAGGTGACTGATGAGGGCGCAGGATAGCAGCATATTTCCCTAAATACCCCTCATCCGGCGCTACGCGCCACCTGCTCCCCCTTTTGTCGCTATGCGACATTTTCCCCCGGCGCGGGGGAAATCTGTCCCCAAGGGGTGAAGGCTTTAGCTCCGGGTCAAGCTGCAAAAATTGATTTCCCTGAGAAAGCAAAGGAGAAGCTATGCGATATTCCAAACAGCGCGAGCTGGTCATGCAGACCGTACAGGCCCTGTGCGACCACCCCACCGCCGAGGAAATTTATGATGCTGCGGTCAAGGAGTGCCCGGGCCTGAGCCTTGGAACCGTGTACCGCAACCTGAACAGTCTTGTGGAGGCGGGCCGGGTGCGCCGGGTCTCCATCCCGGGCAAAGCAGACCGCTTTGACCACACACTGCCCTGGCACAGCCACCTGTACTGCACGGTATGCGGCAGCGTGACCGACGCCGAGGTGGACGAAGAACAGGTGATGAAGCTGGTCAGGAACCAGAAGGGCTGCGTGCAGGACTGCGCTGTGGTGCTCATTGGCGTGTGCGAAGCCTGCTGTGAGGCACAGATGCAGGAAAATATGCAGTGACCTTTGGGAAAATTGCGCACTACCCCTTGCCCGAAACGCGCAAAGAGCGTATACTAAAGAGAGCTTTCTGCAAAGGCAGAAAAAAGAGTTTCGCCGTGCGGGGAGAAGCTTCCCGGCGGAGAAGGATGGTTTGATTGGAATACATTAGTTTTGAACATAATAATATCGCCGCTGAGCTGGTAAAGCAGGCCTATGATACGCCGCCGCTGGCCTTTGTGCACAGCTACGGCTGCCAGCAGAACGTGAACGACGGCGAGCGGATCAAGGGCGTGCTGATGGACATCGGCTATGGCCTGTGTGATAAGCCCGAGGACGCCGACCTGATCCTCTTCAACACCTGCGCCGTGCGTGAACATGCCGAGCAGCGTGTGTTCGGCAACGTAGGTGCCCTGAAGGGCCTCAAGGAAAAAAAGCATGACCTCATCATCGGCCTGTGCGGCTGCATGGCGAACCAGAAGCATGTGGTGGAAAAGCTGCGCAAGAGCTACCCCTATGTAGACCTTGTGTTTGGCGTGGATGGCATCGACACCCTGCCGCAGCTCATTGCCCAGAAGCTGCAGAAGCATAAGCGTGTGCTGATGGAGCCCGCCCAGCGCCCGGTCATCGTGGAGAATATCCCCATCCGGCGTGAGAGCGAGTTCCGCGCATGGCTGCCCATCATGTACGGCTGCGACAACTTCTGCACCTACTGCATCGTGCCCTATGTGCGTGGCCGCGAAAAGAGCCGCAAGCCCGGCGATATCCTTGCCGAGTTCCGCGGTCTTGTGGAGGCAGGCTATAAGGAGATCACATTGCTGGGACAGAACGTCAACAGCTACGGCAAGGGTCTGGAAGAAAAGGTGGACTTTTCCGATCTGCTCAACCTGCTGTGTACGGTGCCCGGCGATTACCACATCCGCTTTATGACCAGCCACCCCAAGGATGCCAGCCACAAGCTGATCGACACCATTGCCGCCCAGCCGAAGCTGTGCAGGCACCTGCACCTGCCGGTGCAGTGCGGCTCGGATGAACTGCTGAAGAAGATGAACCGCCACTACACCGTGGAACAGTATCTTGAGCTCATCGAATACGCCCGCAAAACGGTGCCCGGCATCACCTTTTCCAGCGACATCATCGTTGGCTTCCCCGGCGAGACCGAGGAGGATTTTGTCAAGACGCTGGAGCTGGTGCAGAAGGTGGGCTATATGCAGCTGTTCACCTTTATCTATTCCAAGCGCACCGGCACCAAGGCTGCCGAAATGCCCGATCCCACCCCCCGCAAGGAAAAGACCGACCGCATGACCCGCCTGCTCAAGCTGCAGGACGAGATCGCCATGTCGCTGGTCAAGGCGCAGGTGGGCCAGACCGTGAAGGTGCTGGTAGAGGGCTTTGGACGCAGTGAGGGAAGCCTTTCCGGCCGGCTGGATAACAACCTGACCGTAGAATTTGCCGCAGACGCTTCCCTGATGGGCAGCTATGCTAACGTACATCTCACGGGCGCACGGGCGACTGTGCTGCTGGGTGAGCTTGCCTGAGTGATTCCGGGGCAGTGCCCCTGAACGTATAAATAAGAAGGAGACCATTCAAATGGATTGCATTGATCTTTTCAAGCGCGCAGCCGTTGCGCTGCAGACCGATAGCCGCTACCTCGTTCTGGATCAGACCCGCAAGGCAAACGATAAGGACGAAGAGCTGCAGAACCTGATCGGCGAGTTCAACCTCGCCCGCCTGGATCTGAACAACGAGATCGGCAAGAGCGAGCGCAACGATGCCCGCATCGCCGAGCTGAACGAGAAGGTGAACAGCCTGTACGGCCAGATCATGGGCAACGAGGGCATGGTGGCTTACAACGAGGCCAAGCGCGACTGCGAGAACCTTGTGAACTATATTGATGCCATCATCAACACTGCCATGAATGGCGGCGACCCCATGACGGTACAGGAGCCTTCTGCTTCCTGCACCGGCAGCTGTTCCACCTGCGGCGGCTGCCACTGAGAAGTTCATTTCATAACGCATGAACACCGGTGTGCCGGTGCTTCCTTCCGGCAAAACAGCCGCAGCCTGATTTTTGGCAGGCTGAGGAGGAATGCGGGATGAAAACGACTTTCGAGCCAAAAACTTCGACAGAACGCGGCTGTGCAAAACAGACCGCGTTTTGTTTGCCGCAGCGGTTACAAGCCGCAAACTATGCGCAGAACGGGAGAGGGAAATAACATGGCAGAGCTGTCGCCCATGATGCAGCAATATCTTGAGATCAAAAAACAGCATAAAGACGAAATTCTCTTTTACCGCATCGGTGACTTTTACGAGATGTTCTACGATGATGCCCTCACGGCATCCAAAGAGCTGGACCTGACCCTGACCGGCAAGCAGTGCGGTCAGGCCGAGCGTGCGCCCATGTGCGGTGTGCCCTTCCACAGCTACGAAGGCTATGTGGCCCGGCTGATCGCCAAGGGTTACAAGGTGGCCATCTGTGAGCAGGTGGAAGACCCGGCCAAAGCCAAGGGCCTTGTCAAGCGGGACATCATCCGTGTGGTCACGCCCGGCACGGTCATTGAGAGCAGCATGCTGCAGGACGACCGCAATAACTACATTGCCAGCATCTTCCTCAAGGGGAAAAAAGCCGGTTTGTGCTTTGCAGATGTCTCCACCGGCACGGCGCATATCACCGAGCTGAACGCGGATAAAACGGCACCGGCTGTGATCACGGAGCTGTGCCGCTATCATCCCAGCGAGGTCCTGATGAATCCGGGCCTTCTGGACTGCCGCGAGGTGACGGCGTACATCAAAAAGAACATGACCTGTTCGGTGGAGCTGATCGAAGAGGAACGCTATGCGCCGGGCCTTGTGGCGGCATCGCTGGAAAATCAGTTTGGCCGCGACTGGACGCAGACCACCGGCATTGCCGCCGACGGCCTTGTGCGCTTTGCCATGGCAGCGCTTCTGGAATACCTCCACGATACCCAGATCAAGGGCGTCGAGCGTCTGAAAACGGTCATCAGCTACAACAAGGCACAGTTCATGCGGCTCTCGCCGGTGACGCGCGCCAATCTGGAACTGACCGAGACCCTGCGCGGCCGTGAAAAGCGGGGGACACTGCTCTGGGTGCTGGATAAGACCAGTACCTCCATGGGCAAGCGTATGCTGCGCAGCTGGATCGAGCAGCCGCTTGTTTCCAGCGCACTCATCAACCACCGCCTGAACGCTGTGGAAAGTCTGGTAAAGCAGACCATGGCCCGGGGCGATCTTGTGGAAGAGCTGCACTACATTGCGGACATGGAACGCCTGATGACCCGGACGGTCTATGGCTCTGCCACACCCAAGGAGATCTATACGCTGGCCCAGACCAGCGACCGTCTGCCCGGCCTGCGCAGGCAGGCTGAAGCCTGCAGCTGCCCGGAGCTTTCCGAGCTGGCAGCACAGATCGACCCGTTGGAGGACATCAAGGCCCGCATCTATGCAGCGGTGGACCCGGAAGCACCTTCCACCCTCAAGGATGGCGGTGTCATTGCCAAAGGCTACCATGCCGAGGTGGACGAGCTGCGCTCCATCCGCGACAACACCAAGGGCGTTCTGGCGCAGCTGGAAGCCCGTCTGCGGCAGGAGACCGGCATCCCCAAGCTGAAGATTGGCTATAATCATGTGTTTGGCTACTATATCGAGGTCAGCAATTCCTACAAGGCGCAGGTGCCGGAGACCTACATCCGCAAGCAGACCCTGACCAGCGGCGAGCGCTACATCACGCAGGAGCTCAAGGAGCTGGAAAGCAAGATCTTAGGTGCGCACGAGCGGCTGATCACGCTGGAACACCGCCTGTTCAGCGAATTGCTGGAAAGCATCAGCGCTCAGCTGGACCGCATCCAGCGCACGGCAAACGCGGTTGCAGAGCTGGATGTTCTCACTGCACTGGCGCAGGCGGCGGCAGAAAACAACTATTGCCGCCCCGTTGTGGACGACAGTGACGAGCTGACCATCACGGAGGGCCGTCACCCTGTGGTAGAGCAGATGCTCAAGGGCAGCCTGTTTGTGCCCAACGACACCACCCTCAACTGCACCACCGACCGCTGCCTGATCATCACCGGCCCCAATATGGCGGGTAAATCCACGTATATGCGTCAGAATGCACTGATCGCTCTGATGGCGCAGATCGGTTCCTTCGTTCCGGCATCCAGCTGCCACGTGGGCGTGGTGGATGCCATCTTCACCCGCATCGGTGCGTCGGACGACCTGTCTGCCGGTCAGTCCACCTTTATGGTGGAGATGACCGAGGTGGCAGAGATCCTGAAAAATGCCACCTCCAGAAGCCTTGTGGTGCTGGACGAGATCGGCCGCGGCACCTCCACCTTTGACGGCATGAGCATCGCCCGTGCGGTGGTGGAGCATATTTCGGACCCGGCCAAGGGGCTTGGCTGCAAGACCCTGTTTGCCACCCACTACCACGAGCTGACCGAGCTGGAAGGCAGCGTGGACGGCGTGAAAAACTACAATATTGCAGTGAAAAAACGCGGCGAGGACATCACCTTCCTGCGCCGCATCGTGCGCGGCCCCGCGGATGACAGCTACGGCATCGAGGTGGCAAAGCTGGCAGGTCTGCCCGGCAGCGTGACCCGCCGCGCCCACGAGGTGCTGCGTGCGCTGGAAGCTTCCGCTCCCAAAAACAAGGTGGAGCAGATGGATTTTGACGCATTGCAGGAGTACAACTCTCCGGCAGTTCCCAGTGAGATGATGGAGAAGCTGGAAGCACTGGATGTGGAAACGCTGACCCCCATTGAAGCACTGAACTTCCTCTACGAGCTGAAAAAGACCCTGAAGGGCAGCCTGAACAGCTGATAGCCTGCCCGAAAAAACCATAAGGAGGGAACACCATGGCAGTGATCCATGTTCTGGATAAGCACACCGCCGAGCTGATTGCCGCTGGCGAGGTGGTCGAGCGGCCTGCGTCAGTGGTCAAGGAGCTGCTGGAAAACTCCATCGATGCCGGAGCTGCGCAGGTGACGGTCAGCATTGAATCCGGCGGCGTTAAGCTGATCGAGATCAGCGATAACGGCACCGGCATTGAGGCGGAATACATTTCCACGGCGTTTATCCGCCATGCCACCAGCAAGATCGAAAAGCCGGATGACCTGAACAGCATCCACACGCTGGGTTTCCGCGGCGAAGCACTGGCATCCATTGCCAGCGTGGCGCGGGTGGAGCTGACCACCCGCACCGAGGCAGACGAGTTTGCCACCGTCTACCGCATCGAGGGCGGGGAAGAGATCTCCCGGGAGCCGGGTGCCCGTGCGGTGGGCACTACCATCCGGGTGAAGGATCTGTTCTACAACACCCCCGCCCGCATGAAGTTCCTCAAAAAGGACTCTTCCGAGGGCACCTTTGTGGCGGATACGATCGCCCATGTGGCCCTCAGCCACCCGGAGGTCAGTGTCAAGTTCATCCGGGAAGGCAAACTGCAGTATGTCACCCCCGGCGATGGTCAGCTGCGCAGCGCGGCCTATGCGGTTCTGGGCCGGGAGTTCAGCCGGGACCTCATTGAGCTGAAAAATCAGGAGGGGGTGTACCGCATCACCGGCCTGATCACCCCGCCCAAAAGCTGCCGCGCCAGCCGGAGCATGCAGCATTTTTACATCAATGGCCGTTATGTGCGCAACCGCACCATGATGGCTGGCATGGAAATGGCCTTCAAGGGCACCATGATGCAGGGCAAGTTCCCGGGCGGCATCCTTCTGCTGGAAATGCCGGCAGACCTTGTGGATGTCAACGTCCATCCGGCAAAGGTGGAAGTGCGTTTTGCCCGGGAAAATGATATTTTTGATGTGGTCTATCACGCCGTCAAGCTGGCACTGGCTCAGCCCGGCACCGGCGAACGGCTTTTCACCTTTGATGCAGATGAAAAGTCTGAAAATGAAAAAACAATCGATAAAAAGATTGAAAATGATGTAAAGCATGACAACTTTACAGGACTTTCTGCCATCATTCCCGGGCAGGCGGACCCGGGCACCCTGCCCCAGCCGCGCCGGGAACCGGCAAAAACGGAGGAACGGCCCGCTCTGCGGCCGGAGCCGGTAGGGAAAGCCGCGCCGACCGCTGTACCCCGCTGGCAGAGCGGCACGCAG